TTGGATACATATATCCTGTAAGGATGCCGGAAATCGTTTGGCTATCTTTACTATGTACAATCACAAGAAGTATAAAGACAATGGTAAATTCTACCAGTTAGCATAGGAGAAAGACATGCCAGCAGTATGCAGAGTAGGTGACGCATTAGATACAGGACATCTATGTACTACCGCAACAACTATTGATTCATCTAATACAGATGGAACCGTCACAGCTAACGGTATAAATATAATTGTTATTGGAGCTCCTACAGTTACACATACCCATAGTCCACCAGCATGCCCAGATCATGTTGAGACATTAAAGGCTGGTTCTGGTACTGTTACGGTTAATGGTATATCTGTAGGTAGAGTTGGAGATGCAGCGGATGCTGGCGCTATGACAGCAGGCAGCGGAAATGTATCTGCTGGATAAGGAGAAATAAATGTTTGAATATAAATGTAAAATAGTTAAAGTGATTGATGGCGACACAACAGATGTTGACATTGATTTGGGTTTTGGAGTTTGGTTAAAGAAGCAGAGAATTCGCTTCTTCGGTATCGACACACCAGAGTCTAGGACAAGAGACTTAGAAGAAAAGAAGTATGGACTTGCAGCTAAAAAGTATGTAACAGACCATATGCCATTGGGTTCAACTCAAACACTTGTCACTGTCAAGGATGGTAAAGGTAAGTACGGTAGGATACTTGGACAGTTCAAAATGGAAGACGGAAGTATTCTAAATGATAATATGATTGCAGAACATCACGCAGTCGCATACTTTGGACAGTCTAAGGATGATATTGAAGAAGAACATATTGTAAACCGTTCCTTCCATAATCTCTAAGTTTCGTTATAAATAGAATTAAGGAGATTTAAATGGCACTTACACCCAATTCTTTTACTGATGCTTCAGCGTCAAAGTCCAGAAGCACTAGAGTGTATAAGGATGTTAGTCTGTCTTTTACTAGACACCCTATTACTGGCGACATTGCAAAGTTGACAGATGCTGATGCAGTAAAGAGAAGTGTAAGAAATCTTATAAACACAGATTTTTATGAACGCCCATTTCACCCAGAGATTGGTTCTGACATTCGTAAAACATTGTTTGAACCAGTTGACGTTTCAACAGCTGAAAACTTGGCAATATATGTTGAAGATTGTATTGTAAACTTTGAACCAAGAGTGGAGTTAATATCTGTACGAGTGGATGCTAATATTGATAGGAACGCATACAATATAGTTATCCAATTTTATCTTGTAAATTCTCCAGACGGACTTATAGAGATGGACATAGAGTTGGAGAGACTAAGATAATGTTAAAGCAATTAGAGAAGAGTAAATAATATGGCAACCAAACTACAAGTCACAGAACTAGACTTTGATCTAATCAAAGACAACCTCAAGACATACATGAAGAATCAGAATGAGTTTACGGACTACAACTTCGAAGGTTCTGGTATGTCTCAAATCATTGATCTTCTCGCATACAATACTCACTACCTTGCAATGAATGCCAACTTTGCAATGAATGAAGCATTTCTAGATAGTGCAACTCTTCGCTCCTCAGTCGTATCCCATGCAAAGAAACTTGGGTACACGCCTCGTTCTGCTCGTGCTCCTGTTGCATATGTGGACGTAGTATTGAATTCATCTGTCGCTACAAGTGCAACTCTCGCTAAAGGTACACGGTTCACTACTAAGATAGACGGTAGTACATTTGGTTTTGTTACGAATACAGACTTGTCGATAACTCCATCAAATGGTGTTATGAGATTTATTAATGTTCCTATCTATGAAGGCACTCTTATTACATCTAGGTACACGGTTGATTTGAATAACATCGAACAGAAGTTTATGCTTTCTGATGAACGTGCTGACACAACTACATTGAATGTTTCTGTACAGAACTCTACAAGCGATACAACAACATCTGTATATACTCTTGCAACTGATATTACTCAAGTGACATCTGGTGCTAAGGTTTATTTCTTACAAGAGAATGGTAGTGGTAAGTTTGAAGTATACTTCGGAGATGGTGTTGTTGGAAGTGCAATTTCAAATGGCAACATTGTTCAACTACAATACATTGTAACAAACAAATCAAAAGCTAATGCCGCAAATGTATTCTCCACAACTTCTGTTGATGGCGAAACTGATGTAACGGTTGCATCTTTGATTGCTGCAAGAGGTGGTGCGGAACCAGAAACTATTTCTTCTATCAAGTTTAACGCTCCCCTAGATTATGCATCTCAGGGTAGAGCAGTAACTACACAAGATTACAAAACAATTCTTCCTACAGTATATGCTGGAACAAAGGCAGTTCAAGTTTGGGGTGGTGAAGATAATGATCCACCTATCTACGGACAGGTTTTTCTTTCAGTAAGAACAAAGTCTGGTGTTGATTTGACACAGGCTCAAAAGAATAGTATTGCAGTTGATTTGAAAAAATACAATGTCGCATCTATTCGTCCTACGTTTGTGAATCCAGAAGTGACAAAGATTAAATTAAAGACTAACTTTAAATTTGATAGTAAGACAACTACAAAGTCTGTGGGCGATTTAGAAACACTTATCAGAACAACAATATCAAATTATAATTCAAGTGACTTACAAAACTTTGATGTTGTATTCAGACATTCTAAAATCTCTAGATTGATTGACAGCACAGACACTTCAATACTTTCTAACACAACAAGAATTACGCTTAATAAAATAGTGACACCAGTATTAAATACTATTACTCAGTATGTTATTAATTTTAATAACCCATTATATAACCCACACGTTGACCATAATAAAGTGATGGGTGGTATTACTTCATCAACAGGATTTACTATTTCCACAAATACAAATACATTGTATCTGGATGATGATGGTTCTGGTAACATCAGAACTTATTATTTGGTTGGTGGTACTACTAGAACATATGTGGATTCAACAGCAGGAACAATTGATTACACAACTGGAAAGATTGTTCTTACCGATTTAACTATTACTGGTACAACCAGTACAGACGGAAAGATATCAATTGATATACTTCCCGCTTCTAATGATATTGTGTCTGTTAGAAATCAGTTACTAGAAATTGATTTGGCTAATACCTCAGTGGATGGCACTGTTGATGTTATTGTATCTGGCGGTTCATCTGCTGGTACAGGATATACTACAACACAGAATACATACTAGCAAGGTTTTTAAATGTCTACACCAACTTTAAAAAATAAAGTATCACCACATATACAAGATCAACTGCCTGAATTTATCAAGGCGGATCATCCTGTATTTGCTTTATTTTTAAAATACTATTATGAGTTTTTAGAATCTGGTGAGCTGGTTGTATCTGGTTCTAATGATTTTGTTATAGAAGAGACAATCACAACTAACTATATTCTTGACGAACAAGAGTTAAAGGTTGTTCTTGAATCATCTATCGGAAAGTTTGTCGCTGGTGAAACTATTGTTGGTTCTAAATCTAAAGCCACAGCAAGAGTACTTGTTGATGACTTCGATGCTAATAATAGATTATTCATAACGTCCCAACAAAGATTTGAAACTGGTGAAATAATAACAGGTTCAACTTCTGGTGCAACAACAACTGTTGTTTCTTATCGTGCAAACCCTGTTCAAAACATTCAACAGATGCTTGAGTATGCAGATGTTGACAATACAGTTTACAGTTTTCTTGATAAGTTTAGAGACTCCCTCATGGAGTCTATACCTAATACCCTAGCAGAAGGTACAGAGAAAAGAAAACTTATTAAGAGTATTAAAGACTTGTACGCAGCAAAGGGTACTGCTGATGCTCACAAGTTATTCTTCAGAATTCTTTTCAACGAAGAACCAGAAATAATTTATCCAAGAGACAACCTATTACGTTCATCTGATGGTGAGTGGTCAACAGACAAAGTAATTCGAATTACTGAAACAGGACAGTCTGACTTTACAAGTGCTGTTGGTGAATTCATCACTGGTGCAACCTCTGGTGCAAAAGCAATTCTCATAACTGTTATTAAGTTTAGAGAAGGTGCAAGTAACATTGCTGAACTTAGTCTAGATGAAAACTCTATTGTTGGAACTTTTATTGAGGGAGAAACTCTTACCTCAATTGATACCGCAAGAGACTTAGAAATCTCTGGTGTTGTAAAGGGAATCGTTACAGGAAAGGTTGTTACCGACCGTGGTTCTTATTATTCCATAGGTGATACGGTTACTATTGGCGCTGGTGGAAATAATGAAGCTACTGCAAGAATCGAATCTATCAGGCCCGGCAGTGTAAATGATATTTTAATTGAAAGTGGTGGTACTGGTTATGCAGTAGGGGATAACCTTGTATTTAATATAACTGGTACTGAAGGCACAAGTCTTAGTGCAAAGGTTCTGGTTGTTGGTGGTGGAATAAACCTAGAGTCTGACACATCTCCAGATCAAATTGTTACAGAAGATAACCTAAACATTTTAACAGTTCAGAATGAAAATTTTGAAATGGAAGACGGTACGCTAAACAACGCATACCTATCAATGGAAGACGGAAGTAACCTGTTCCTAGAACAAAGTGGAATGGTACTTACTGAAAAATCTTCTTTGGATTATGCATTAGCAGCAGGAACTTCTCAAGACTTCACTGGTGATATCATCATGGAAGATGGGAAACAACTTCTTAGAGAAGATGCAGACGTATTCTTTACTACACTAGAACAAACTGTAGGTGAAGCCGACCATCTTGTATTTGAAGATGGGGATCAGATTATTCTGGAACCACAAACATTTGTTGATTTGAGTGTTTCCTCTGAACGTGGTGAGATTACAAAGGTAGGAATAATTAACTCTGGTAATGGTTTCTTAAAGACACCAATTATCTCTGTCTCAACAACTGGTGGTTCTGGTGCAGAACTATATGCCCTTTCTACCAAGTCGCCAATGATTGGTGCAGTTGGTGATGTTGCAGTAACAAACTTTGGTTTGAATTATACTACAGTCCCAACAGCTGAGTTTAATAAAAACTTTATTATTAAAGATTACTCTGGTGATTTTGCAAAGGGAGATACTTTAACTAGTCACTCTGGTACGGTAGTTAACTTTGATAGCACAAGAAACTTGTTAAAGGTAAAGACTACTGTTACATTAGATGAGGGTGATACATTAACCACAGTCACAGGTGCTACTGCTACAGTTGTACAATCAAACTCTGCTACAGGTGATGTTGAAATTGGAACAATCGGTACTACAGTTGGAGCCTTCCAATCAGATAGAGGTAAGGTTTCCGTTGAAAGTATGAAGGTTCAAGATAGTTTATACTATCAAGATTACTCATATGTTGTTCGTGTTGGACAGTCTATTAATGAATGGAGAGATTCTATTCGCCGTTCTGTTCACCCTGCTGGTTGGAACGTGTTCGGTGAAGTATCTTTTGCATCTCAGGTATCTGCAACTATTCAAGTGCCTGCTGCTGGTAGAATTAGTGATTACTTCGGTGATGATACATTCTCTCCAGAACTCGCATCTACATTCACTAACCTATTCACCACAATCTTTGGGAGAAGGTTAGGTACGACAACAAACAATGCGACCCTTGTATCTGCTCCTATGTCTGGATATTCAGATATATCAGATGTTCCAGATGGTAGAGATGTTACATTAACATCTGATGTATCGGTTAGAATGAACATTGGAAGAGGCGCACATCTTACAGGGCCGACAATGGAGAATGTTGCACACTACGCTTTCTCTGTACATCCCACCAGCAGTTCTGTTGTGATACCAAACCATCGTGATCCAAGTGGAAGAATTGCAACCACAGGCGCCAACAAGTCTCGTGACCAATACACACTTGCACAAATTGGATACATTGGAATTAGAGAGATAGTAAATGCAGATGGAACTATTCCAGAAAGTGCATTTGCAAAAAGAATTAACATCATGCCTCCAAGTGAGATTATAGTTACTACTAGCTCGAAACGATTTAGTTCTACTACTGTAAAATTTGATGCTAACGTAGAAACTTTTGACAAAAACTAACATATAAGTCTTATAAATAAAAGAAAGAAATAAGGGAAACTAACATGGCGTATCAAGCACTAGGATTAGGTACAAATGCAAATGACGGAACAGGTGATACTTTACGCATAGGCGGCGATAAGGTTAATGACAACTTTGTAGAATTGTACACTAAGTTTGGTGATGGTAGTACGTTATCAAGTAACGTATCAGTAGGAGGCAACGCTGCAACAGCAACTATTCTTGCAGCTTCAAGAACTATTGCTGGAGTAGCATTCAATGGTAGTGCTGCAATTACACTTGCAAGTACAAACTTGAGTAACACAGCAGCCATCTGTTTAGCCACCAATACATTAACACTCACAAACAAAACATTGACTTCACCAGTTATTGGTGGTACTGCCACTACTGCATCTGGAAACTTAGTCGTTGACCCTGCATCACAGATATTAGAAATTAAAGGTAATGGTTCAAACTTAGAGGGAATGCTTAAACTTAACTGCCATGCAAACACTCATGGTCAAACACTCAAAGCACAACCACAC